AGGCCAGTAATGGGTTAAGTGATAACAGGTGTCTGGAAATATAGGGGCAAATCCAGATGCGGTGCCTGGTGCCTCCAGGTGACTGCAACCAGTTAACAATTACAGTCGGCTTTCCCACCCAAACCAATAAGGACTAACATGACTTTTAACTGTGCCGCGTGCGCTTAGCCGCATTCACCGCATCACAAAATTCACTTTAAAAAGGGCGGACATCAGTCGAACTTCAAGAAAAAACTGATGCCGCCAAGACTACACACAGCAGTGTTGTTATTCACAACCGGAGGCGCACTCCCACCATTTAAATTTAACAGACAAGACCGACTCTTTATGGATATCGGAAATGCGCCTTCGTGTTGTGCCCGGTTTTACTTCACCACCTCCGGGCTTTGGTGGTTTCTGCTATACCCCTACAGCGAGAATATTGAATTAATCCAAATAATGGATTAGCAAGTATTTCTGGCAAGCCAGCGACGTGCGCCTGTTTCTGTTTTAAATGTTTTGCTTTTGGTATAAGTCATGGCGGTGAACGTTCCATCCTGGTTGGGGAACACGCCGCACACCAGGGATTCGTTATTGCCGAGGTCGATTTTTTGCATTTTTCGCACCTCACATTTTGTTGTTGCGGATAGAGGCTTCTGCCTGCCAGAGATCCCAGTCGTTGCTGCGTAGAGCCTGTACAGCCTGGCTGTAAGTGATATCGCAACAATCCATCAAAAACTGAACTACTTCGTAATGCACCATCTTATCTCTCCCCTTAACGCCGGGTGGCGGAACTAACTGCTGCACTGCAAAATTTGAATCCCGCCGTCATGTTCATACGCCTCGGGCTGGCTACTTAACCCCTGACCACTGCCTGGTAACTCGAAGTATTGCCCTGCGTTCTGTGGGGCGGGGTGGGTTGGTAGGTATATAATGTACTTTGTGTTCATTGTTGTAAAGTACTTTAAGTACATTCTGTGTGTAAAAAAATGAGATGGGATAAAGTGAAGCACAAACCCGGAGGGGGACGCTACCGGATTTATGCTGGTTTAAGAGGCTTTTTGTTTTTTCTTTCGTGCTAACTCTTCGTAAATTGCATTGTACTTCTGTTTTTTCTCCTCAAGAGTTTTTAAAAGTTCATCTGTCTCACTGTCAGGGAGCTCGTCCAGAAGGTCAATGATGATTTTTTGTCTTGGATTTAACTCCTGATAGAAACGTACCTGTCCACTTTCTTCTGTATCCTCTCCCAAAAGATAGGTTGGTGTTGTTCCAATGAGTGTTGCTAATTCCCTTAATTTCTCTCGGCGAGGAATTGTTTCGCCATTAAACCATTTGCTAACCGCTTTTGGTGTTAATTTCATTCGACGGGCAATTTCTGCCTGCCTTCCATGTTGTTCATAACCAGCGTTTTCACAGGCTAGCGCAAGCCTACTGGCGAACTCTTTACGCGCTTTATCTTCATGAACCATAAGTTCAATGATATTCGCTCTTGAATGTACTGTCAGTTCTGTTATAGCATGTACTCAAAGTTCACATTGTGAGGGTGATATGAACCAGAAAACACTTGAAGATGTAATCAAAACTGTTCGCGTTTCTGTTGTGGCCGACGTTTGTGGTGTCAGCCAAAGAGCAATCTACAAATGGATGGATAACGGAAAATTGCCTCGCACAGAATATACCGGCGAAACAAATTACGCTGAAAAAATCGCTCATGCATCAAACGGATTATTTTCTGCCGATGCAATTTTAACTATTGGCAAAAATAAAACTACTACGAAAAAGCTGATGGGAGTTGATTCATGAAAATCAAGCATGAGCACATCGAATCAGTGTTGTTAGCCCTGGCTGCTGAAAAAGGGCAGGCATGGGTAGCCAATGCCATTACTGAAGAATATCTGCGCCAGGGGGGCGGCGAATTGCCCCTGGTACCAGGCAAGGACTGGAACAATCAGCAGAATATCTATCACCGTTGGTTGAAAGGTGAAACGAAAGCGCAAAGGGAAAAAATTCAGAAACTGATCCCTGCGGTTCTGGCAATCCTTCCGCGCGAGCTGCGTCACCGACTCTGCATCTTCGATACCCTGGAACGCCGTGCATTACTGGCGGCGCAGGAAGCGTTAAGTACGGCAATTGATGCGCATGATGATGCAGTCCAGGCCGTTTACCGGAAAGCGCATTTCAGCGGCGGCGGGTCTTCCGACGATTCTGTCATTGTTCATTAAGCAAAAGTTTCCATGCTGTTTGTGCTTATTCTAAGCAACCGGGCAGCATCATACGGGGCAATTATGGCCGCATTACCATACATGCAACTGTACATAGCTGATTACCTGGCTGACACCATGCATTTGTCAGCAGAGGAGCATGGTGCGTATTTGTTGCTGATGTTCAATTACTGGCAAACAGGAAAGCCAATACCTAAAAACAGGCTGGCAAAAATTGCCCGTCTGACTAACGAGCGATGGGCTGATGTTGAACCATCCTTGCAGGAGTTTTTTTGCGATAACGGCGAGGAATGAGTGCATCTTCGGATTGAGGAAGATCTGGCATCAGTCAGGGAAAAATTAACCAAAAAATCAGCCGCAGGAAAAGCATCTGTTCAGGCCAGAAGAAGCAGAAAGGAAGCAGATGTTCAAACAAAACAAGAGAGAAATTTAACAGGTGTTCAAACAGATGTTGAAGTGGTGTTTGAACATGATGTCAACACAAAGGCAACTAATAAAGATACAGATAAAGATCTAAAAAAAGATCCCCCCCTAAATCCCCCCCGGGGGAATCGAGGTGTCAAAAAGTTTGACCCTCTGGATATTGCTTTGCCGAACTGGATTTCTGTCTCGCTTTGGCGTGAGTGGGTTGAATTTCGCCAGGCATTGCGTAAACCGATTCGAACGGAGCAGGGCGCTAACGGGGCGATACGGGAGCTGGAAAAATTCCGCCAGCAGGGTTTTTCACCTGAGCAGGTGATTCGACACAGCATCGCCAATGAATACCAGGGCTTGTTCGCGCCAAAAGGTGTTCGACCTGAGACGTTACTCCGACAGGTTAACACCGTCTCGTTACCGGATAGTGCGATCCCGCCAGGCTTCAGGGGGTAACTGACCATGAAAAATATTGCGGCAGGCGGCATTCTTGAACGTATCCGTAGACTGGCCCCGCCACATGTAACCGCCCCATTCAAAACGGTAGCGGAGTGGCGCGAGTGGCAACTTTCCGAAGGCCAGAAACGTTGTGAGGAGATCAACCGTCAGAATCGTCAGTTGCGGGTGGAAAAAATTCTGAATCGCTCTGGCATCCAGCCATTGCACCGCAAATGCTCGTTTTCGAATTACCAGGTGCAGAACGAAGGGCAGCGATACGCGTTGAGTCAGGCGAAATCCATCGCTGATGAACTGATGACCGGGTGTACAAATTTTGCGTTCAGCGGAAAACCTGGTACCGGGAAGAACCACTTAGCGGCAGCTATCGGGAATCACCTGCTGAAAGACGGTCAGACAGTGATTGTGGTTACCGTGGCTGATGTTATGAGTGCCCTGCACGCCAGCTATGACGATGGGCAGTCAGGCGAAAAATTTTTGCGGGAACTGTGCGAAGTGGATCTGCTGGTTCTTGATGAAATTGGCATTCAGCGCGAGACGAAAAACGAGCAGGTGGTACTGCACCAGATTGTTGATCGCCGGACAGCGTCGATGCGCAGCGTGGGGATGCTGACAAACCTGAACTATGAGGCCATGAAAACATTGCTCGGCGAGCGGATTATGGATCGCATGACCATGAACGGCGGGCGATGGGTGAATTTTAACTGGGAGAGCTGGCGTCCGAATGTCGTCCAGCCAGGAATTGCGAAGTAATTTTTACCGGGAGAAAAATTTAATGGAGACTGTTTTTGACGCACTGAAAGCAATGGGAAAAGCCACATCCATAGAACTTGCTGCGCGACTTGATATCAGTCGTGAAGAAGTGCTGAACGAACTATGGGAACTGAAAAAGGCTGGTTTTGTTGATAAAAGCGCGTACACCTGGCGTGTGGCTGATAACAACGTTCAGCAGGAACAGCCAGCGCAGGCAGAACTGCCGGAAGAAACCACCACAGCAACAGTAGCGAAAATCTCAGAGTGCGATTTAACCGCGACGATTGAACAACGCGGACCACAAACGGCTGATGAGTTGGCTACATTGTTCGGTACCACATCACGCAAAGTGGCTTCAACGCTGGCAATGGCTATCAGCAAAGGTCGTCTGATTCGCATTAATCAGAACGGTAAATTTCGTTACTGCATACCGGGTGATAATTTACCAGCAGAGCCGAAAGTTGAATCGGTAGCGGAAACCGATGGTAAAGCCTTTCCTCAGCCAGCAGGTGTTGCGTTACCAGTACAGGAAGCTGCAACACAGGAAGATATTAAAACAGAAACTGTGGCTGATATTGTGCAGTCGTTGCCATCGTTTACTGAAACGCGAGCGGATGACCTGGTTTTACCATCGCTGCATATGGCAAACCGCGAATTGCGTCGGGCGAAAAGTCATGTCCAGAAGTGGGAGCGAGTCTGCGCCGCGCTGCGGGAGCTGAACAAGCACCGGGATATTGTTCGACAGATTACGGATTCTTCCCGCCGTATTGTATCGGAAAAGTGATTGCCGGAGGCGCTTATGGCAAAAGTATTTACACAAGAAGGGCGGGAAAAAATTAAAGGGCAGGTTGTTGAACTCGTGCGCCAGAGTGGGCGCGAGACGTTACGACAACTGGAAGCTAAGACAGGTGCGACAAGATATCTGATGAACCTTCTTGCCAGAGAATTGGTTGCGAGCGGTGATGTATACAACTCTGGTTACGGGTTATTTCCCTCAGAACAGGTTCGTAAAGACTGGCAAAACGCCCGCAAAAAACTATCAAGGGCAAAGGTGAAGAAACCGGTTGTGGTTGATCCTGACCTTATCTGGTCATTACCTGACGGAGAAATCCGTCGCCTTAGTCTTTGATAATAGGTTTATAATGTTGAAAAAGAGTCTAATAGTTGACATTGTATGAAATATGATTGTTATATAAAATGATTTTTTTGGATACTGTTTAAGGTAAACAAATGAAACCAGAATACTTAAGAAAAATAGAATCATTGCAACGTGAGGTTGATGATTTCCATCCAGTGCCAAGAGCGCTTCTACCACGTTTGCCGACTGTTACACATGTTGAATATAAGCAAGGACCATCAGAAAAAGGTGCTGATTTTGTCATAATTAAACGAGATGAGGCATTAGACGAGGAAATATATATTGGTGTTATTTGTAAAGTTGGAAAGATAATTCAGTCAAATAGTGAGGTTGAACGACAAATAGAAGAGTGTCAATTATATCCACGCTTTATTTCTTCTGGCTCTAAGAACATACATTTGAATGAAATTTGGGTTATTACTAATTCATCGATCTCAAATAATGCTCAAGAAAAAATTTACTTGAAATTCAAATCTACAAATATAAAATTTATAGAGGGTGAAAAAATATGTTCTTTAATCAGTAAATATTACCCAGAGTTTTGGGATTTCGAATCCATTAATTATGAACAATACTTAACAGATACATTGCAAACCATAAGTGATACACCTGAAAGCTCTTTTTTTGGTAGTGTTGGCATAAATAACCTTATTGATAGATATGTAAGCAAGGAAGATCATAAAAAACGCAGACACAGGCCGTTAAAACTGTATAGTGTTGTGAGAGCCGAGAGATTTATTTTTTTAGAGGGAACCGTTGGCTCTGGGAAAAGTACTTTGCTGAAACAGTTAATTAGAAAAATAAAAGAAGAATATTCTTACGAAAAAGACTACATCCTTCCAGTATTTTGTCAATACAAGGATGTTCTAGAAAAAAAACTTAATGTTGAAAATATAATACAAAGTGTGTTAAGTAAGTACAAAATACAACATGATGGGAATATTTTATTAATTGTTGATTCGGTGGATGAAGTAAAGGAATCACTTGAGGAAAGGCAAAACAACTTCAGGGACATTGTAGAGAAAGTATCCAGGAATGATAAAATTCGATTACTAGTTGCTTCAAGAATTATGGATTCTCTTCAGGACTATGAAGTTATCGATCAGATGTTTGCAAGATACTCGATAATACCACTTAGCACAGGTCAAATAATCGACTTTGTAGATAAAATCTGCAATGACATTAAAATAACAAATAAACTTAAAAATGGTATAGAAAAAACACCACTATTTAAGTTCATTCCCAGGACTCCAGTGAGCGCTATTCTTCTGGCAAGAATACTCTCTGATGAGATTAAAGAATTACCATCTACAATGACAGAACTATACTCAAAATACAGTGAGATAGTATTGGGACGATGGGATACATCTAAGGGATTATTATCGCAAACAGAATATGATGTAATAAGTAATATATTAGTAGAAATTGCGATATTTATGATGGATAACTCTCTAAACTGCATATCAATTTCAGAAGTGCAGGACATGTTTTTAAATTATTTGGCCAAAAGAAACTTGAATGTTGATGAGGACAAACTTTTCAAAAGACTAATTTATCGCAGTGAAGTAACAACAGTTAATGTTAGAAGTAATACGTTCTCATTTCTACACAGATCATTCATGGAGTATTTTTACGCTGAAGGACTTAGGAAGCGTGGCCTAATAGACATAAATGATAATATTTATGATATTTATTGGGCAAATAGTTATTTCTTCTATTTTGGTTTGTTAAGAGACAATGAATATCTTATTGATAAAATTAATGAACTTAAACCTAGTAACGATAAAACAAGATTTTTAAGGTTATTTTATAACGGTTCTTTTTATTTGGCTTCATATCTAACTCCGTATAAAAAAATAACGAGGGGAGTCCTTTTATCATATATAGATGCAGGTAAATTATATGTTGATATTCTCAAGGGAAATACCGACATCCCGCTGAAGGAGTTTTCACCAGTAGCTCTTCTTTGTATTTTCACAAAGTGTTTAAGTAACAATTACGCATATGATTTTTTCAAATCTGCCTTGGAAGACTTGTCAGTTCAAATTGAACAATATGAGGAAATTGGTGAACATATTGATTATGCACGTTTCTTCATAGCATCAACACTGAATGAGCTCGGGGATAAATCCGCATTTGATAGCTTAGTGGAAAAAAATAAATTAGGTGTTTTGATTAATTTAGGGATAACTCACGTTACAGACGACTCAGGGCTACTTAGCACTACGGTTGATAAGTACCTGAAAAAATTCAATAAAAAAGTACGAAGTAACCATGATATGTCTAATTATATATCTAAGTTATATGAGGAATCTACAGGTTCCTTACGTACAAACCTGCAAATTCAATAATAAATAGATTGTCACATTGAAGGTAACGTATCGACCTTCAATGTGATGATTATCCTCTTGATAATATAGCTTAAGCTACTTTCGACTTTCTGAGACAAAGAGATTGCAGAATGTATCAATCATAGTGAAGCTATCGTAAATGTTCGCACGTCGCTCAAATCAGATAGTCATATTTGAGTGAACTGCTTACTCAAAATGCTGGTTGGGGCCTGACTTAATACATCTGAAGAAGTGTTGGTTATGTTTGGCTGTTGTGTTCCATTGCCAAAGAAAAAATAGATAAACTATACCCAATAGTTGTATTGAATCACTGACGAGACAGCCTCATATTTATCAGGACTGGTGTGCGTCCAATACAGGAGGTTGTCGTGCTGGTTCTCAAATGTGCGCTGGCTATTGCTGCTGTAATAGCAATTTATTGTCTTGCTGTTGTTCTTATGGATCGCCTTTCTGATTGATTTTATATTGGCGAGGTGACGGGAGTTAAGTAGAATTGCTGCGGGTGCTTGAGGCTATCTGCCTCGGGCATGAACACCAAAGGCAGATAGAGAAAAGCCCCAGTTAACATTACGCGTCCGGCAAGACGCTTAACATTAATCTGAGGCCAATTTCATGCTTTGCACATGTAGGTTAGCCTCTTACGTGCCGAAAGGCAAGGAGAAGCAGGCTATGAAGCAGCAAAAGGCGATGTTAATCGCCCTGATCGTCATCTGTTTAACCGTCATTGTGACGGCACTGGTAACGAGGAAAGACCTCTGCGAGGTACGAATCCGAACCGGGCAGACGGAGGTCGCTGTCTTCACAGCTTACGAACCTGAGGAGTAAGAGACCGGGCGAGGGAGAAATCCCTCGCCACCTCTGATGTATTATGCATCCTCAACGCACCCACACTTAACCAGCTTTGGCGGGTTTATTTTATCTGTAAATATTTTTATAAAAATAATGCCCACGCACAGCATAAAACAAAAAGTATTACAGATAAAAAAGGAGCGTAATGTGCAGATTTGTTGTTTTCCATATTTACTCACCTTAATATGATTAATCCTGATAGGGTTGTTATTTCAGTGGTTTTCAAATGAGATATTATGGTGATCTGGTAGATTTGCATAACATTAAAATTTAATTTGTTTAACCGCTTTTAATAATAAGCGTTGTTTTTATCCCAGCAATCTGTTGTTTGGTTTTTATTCCATCAATGTGGGGGCTTTACACTGGAATCAGTTTATTTATACTTTATACGTCGGCCTGAACAACTGGCATCTGCTGCACTGCGCCATCGAGAGATTGACAAATGGCGCATATACAACTGGTCAAACAAACCTCTTCTGGTTTACTTCTCCCGGCGACGCCGGAGAGTTGCGATTTCCTGCATCAAATCAAAATAGGTGAGTGGATACACGCAGACTTTAAGCGTGTGCGTAACTACGCATTCCACAAGCGTTTTTTCAAACTCCTGCAACTGGGATTCGATTACTGGACTCCGGTCGGTGGGGCGATCACGCCTCGCGAACGAGAACTGCTGTCTGGTTTCGTTGATTACCTGTGCGAATCAGTTGGTCGGGAACACACGCCAGCCCTGAGTGATGCCGCAGAGCAATATCTGAATACAGTTGCGACACGCAGAACTCGGGATACGGCATTGCTAAAGTCGTTTGAGGCTTTTCGCGAGTGGGTAACCATTCAGGCTGGATTTTACACCGAACATTTTTATCCGGACGGTAGCCATGGGCGTCGGGCGAAATCCATCGCTTTTGCGAATATGGACGAAACCGAGTTTCAGCAGGTTTATAAATCTGTTCTGAATGTGCTGTGGAACTGGATTCTGTTCCGTAAATTTTCCTCTCCGGAACAAGTCGAAAATGTGGCCGCGCAGCTGCTGGAGTTTGCGTAATGGTGGATTTACGTAAAGCGGCGCGGGGGCAGATGTGCACCGTCAGAATTCCTGGCTACTGCAATCACGATCCGGAAACGTCTGTGCTGGCGCATTACCGACTGGCGGGAACGTGCGGAATAGCGACAAAACCACACGATATGCAGGCGGCGATTGCCTGTAGCTCATGCCACGATCTAATCGACGGGCGGGTAAAAACCAGCGATTACACCAAAGAAGAATTACGCCTGATGCATGCAGAAGGTGTTTTTCGCACACAAGAAATCTGGAGAAAGGAGGGATATTTGTGATTTACCCAACGAATACAGGAAAAAGCGGAGAACACCTTCGTCTCGCCACGCTGGAAAGTGTCTGGATTCAGGGCAAACTGCGTATGTGGGGGCGCTGGTCGTATATTGGCGGTGGCAGGTCAGGAAATATGTTCAATCAGTTGTTGGCATCCAAAAAATTGACGAAAACAGCCATCAATGAAGCCCTGCGCAGAATGAAAAAAGCGGGAATAGAGAAAGCTGAGCTGGAAGCGTTTTTGAGAGAGATGATCAACGGCAAGCAAAAGAGCTGGCTGGCGCATTGTACTGATGCAGAGGCGTTATGTATTGATCGGGTCATAAGTGAGGTGCTGGCAGAGCATCCAGGATTGATTAGCGTCCTTCGGCAACGGTATGAGGGGCGGGGGATGACCAAACGCAAAATGGCTGAATTGCTAAATGATGCACACCCAGAGTGGTGTTTTAGCACATGCGAAAAGCGAATTGCTAATTGGTTGGCCGTTGCTGAGTATGCGCTATACATTCCCATGCGAGAATCATTCGCTCAAAAAACGGCTTGATTTTTTACGCGTAAACTGCTTCAATTTTGCTACGCTTCGCAAAGCTGTATCGCGAGGCGAATCAAGCGCAATTAAACTTTAATAGAACCCGCCATCAAGCGGGTTTTGTTGTTATTATGGTGTGATATAAGAAACGACATTTAATATTGCCTTCAAAATAAATTTGTTTATATATTGTCGCGTATATTTTAAGTGAAGGTGAAATGTTCACATAAAATAAAAATACATAAATAAATTTACATAGCTTGACGCAAAGTGTTGTTGCGATTGGAATATTAAATCGTATCATCGAAAACGGTTCTGAGGGGGAACTCTTCTTTGCTCGGTGATATCGCTCGGTGATATCGCTCCCCTGAAGAACCAATGCCGACTTAGCTCAGTAGGTAGAGCAACTGACTTGTAATCAGTAGGTCACCAGTTCGATTCCGGTAGTCGGCACCATATGCGGGTATCGTATAATGGCTATTACCTCAGCCTTCCAAGCTGATGATGCGGGTTCGATTCCCGCTACCCGCTCCAGCATTTAAAACAAGCCTTATTGTATTACGGCACTGGCGTATTTTTTTATTACGTGGGAGCAGGTTGTTTTGAAAAAGCATTCTGTTCTCTGGCTATGATTTGAGGCCGGGTGTAGCCTCAGTGCTAATTTTTTACGGCAGCAGAATGGTGCATTATCGGTGGAGATTTTGTATTTCCTGGCAGGGTCGGTGATGCATCATTTTGGTGTTGTAAAAGCACCACAGAGGCGCTCCTCAGTGCGAGGGTGGTTTAAAGAGTCGGTTTAGCGGGAAACCACAGTATCCATGCAGCACGGAATACTTCGGGAGGCACCCGACGCCTCGGTTTAATAACAATTAAAAAATTCATCCCTTGCATTGACCAACCGCCATATCTGGCGGTTTTTTTTATTCCTTTCTCAGGACAAAAAAAGACACGAGCATACAGGAATACTCGTGGGACAACGTCCTTTAGATAGCAATTTGCGAGAGGGTGAAAAGTAGCGCGGTCGTCGGATTAAGACCGCGGGACAAAGTCCATGAAGAATAATAAGTATTGGCCCCTTCTGGGGACATGTTCATACTACTAAGCTTCAGAAGTGGTTTAAATCATCAAATTAACCTTAATTTTCGATAAGTCTTATTTCATTTCTTTGCGCCACACCTGGCGCGCATCAAATAACGCCACGCAAAGGGCATCTGCGGATGCCGGTGCTTTTGACGGGGTGTTTTTTACGGGCCGCTGGTGGCCATTTTTTGTTTCCATTACACAGCGCCCGCATCTGCGAGGTGGGGGTTATGAAATCCATGGATAAGTTAACAACAGGTGTCGCCTATGGCACCTCCGCAGGCAGTGCTGGCTACTGGTTTTTACAGTTGCTCGATAGAGTCACGCCCTCACAGTGGGCAGCAATAGGTGTGCTGGGTAGTCTGGTGTTTGGCCTGTTGACGTATCTGACAAATCTTTATTTCAAGATTAAAGAAGATAAGCGTAAGGCTGCACGGGGAGAGTAATTCAATGACTCAAAACTATGAACTGATTGTGAAAGGGATCCGCAATTTTGAGAATAAAGTTACGGTAACTTTAGCGTTACGGGACAAAAAACGCTTTGACGGTGAAATTTTAGACCTGGACATCTCGCTGGACCGTGTTGAAGGTGCCGCGCTGGAGTTTTATGAGGCAGCAGCCAGAAGGAGCATCAGACAGGTCTTCCTGGATGTTGCTGCAGGGTTATGTGAAGGGGATGAGCAGTCACCGGAAAAGCGCCCCATAATTTTAGAGGCGCAGGGTGTGTGGATAACCTACAAAGGAAAACTGCCGGGAAGAATTACTGGTTCACTGAAGACTCCGCCGAAATGGTAATTTCACCAGCATATTTTTCTTCCAGTAATACCGCCAGCCACTTGAAAGAATTTTGTTGTTGCTGGGACCATTTGGGGTTGAGTGATTCAAGCTGGAGCGATGCCAGTGTTGGTTGCATTTGTTCCTTGGGAATTGAGAATGCCAGATATGAAAATGCGACAGTAAGGGCATTTACTGGATTTGCCCCTATATTTCCAGACACCTGTTATCACTTAACCCATTACTGGCCT